ATACAAAGGTCTGTTGTTGTTATCCTTCAATGTCATAAAGTAAGTTTCCCAAGTTGCAACCGTTGTAACGATAATACCCTGTCCGCGGTATGCAAGCGGAATTTTAGCAAACAACTTTGTACGGAATTTTGTCCAGTCGCCCAAATCTTCGGCAGTAAATGAAATTTTGTGTTTTGCGTCAACTCTTGTATCGTTAAGGATACCCAAAGGCTGACCGCTACCGCTACCGTTAAGAATAATTCTGTCAAATTCTTTTGCAAATGCTTCAACAAGCAAGTTTGCAATTTCCTTTTCAAGATATTCAAGTGCCACAATCTGTGACAACAAGGACTGTGCAATACGTGCTTCAACGATATGATAACCAAATGAAACACTTGTTTTAATTTCCGGTGTTGACTGGTTGTCAGCGGTCTTTGTTTCACTGATCCAAGTAATTGTTGGTACAAGTTCTTCGATCGGGAATTCAACACCACCGCGAACGTTCAACTTTCTTACCTTGTTGTAAAGATTTCCATACACTTTAAGTTCCTTGATAACCTCGGACATAATTGTATTTGGGATAATCTTACCAACGTCAGAAGTAATAATCATACCGTCGTCGGCTGCTCTCTGTTCAATTGGAGCAAAACCGGAAACGTCGCCAGTTCTTACGTAATTTGCAAACGCGTTACGATATTCCATACTGTCAAGTATGTTTTCGTTTGCGTTTCTTGCCTGTGCGTTCTGTGCAAATGAACCAACGATACCGGCATTTATAAGGCTTCTACCTTCTGCACCTTCGCCGTTATCGTCAGCACCTTCTGAACCTTCTGCACCTTCGCCGTTATCGTCAGCACCTTCAAGCTGCTTTTCAATGTCTTCAATTTCGGCTTTTAGTGTTGCAAGTGTTTCACCAAGTGCACGGATTTCTGTTTCATCTGTGGACTTGTCAAAACGTGCCTGTGTAAGTCTTAATTCTGTCTGTCTTTTTGCCAATAGTTTTTTTAGAAATTCTTTCATAGTGTTTGTCCTCCTACAAATTCAAATTTAATTTTATTCTTATTTTGAGTTTTAACAACTCTATATCATTAACGCCATTTCCACCCTCCGGTGTGTTGTTTCTTTCCACACTTTCCAGTGTGTTACGGTAACTATCCAGTTCCGTTTTACAACGTGCGTCAATTTCTGTTTCTTCATAAGCGGGGAACGTAACCGCCGACACTTCAAACACCTTTTCAATGTCTGTAATTGTTCTTTTTGGGTGTTCTTTGTTACTGTCGTCCCATTCTTCTTTACGTATGGTGAACATAAACGACATTCCGGTTATGTCACCGCGTTTAATCGCACTCCATAAATTACGTGCGTCTGTATTATTTTCAATATCCAACTGCACACGAATTTTTAAACCCTTATCGTCAACAATTAACTGCATTGTTGAATTTTCGTTGTTATTTCGTGATCGTGCCAGTGGTATCATACTTGTATCGTGATTTACTAAAAATCTAACGTCCTTTAAGTCTGTGTCTTTCAACGCTCCGGCGGTTATAATTTCTTCAAAATAACCCAAATCCGTCAAACTGTCGTAAACTATTGGACGCCCTTCAATAACGCCTTTTGCTTCGTCGTCCGTTGTCGCCCTCATTTCAAAGTTATAACAACGTGTTATTTTTTCTTTCATCGTTTACACCTCCACCGGTAAATTATAAAATATTGAAATTGGTGTACCATTATCATATTGTGATTTCACATACCTTTTAAAATCGTCAACATTGTCAAAATTTAAATCGGTTATTATAATCAACCCAGTATGGTTCAAATATATACCGTTTCGATTATCTATCCAACTTGCACCAGACATTGCTTCGTAATGAGTACATTTTCCATTTTCAATTAGGAATGTACCCAATTTAAAACAAAACGAATGTGACATATCAGTGAATACAATCCACTTTTCACTACCGGTCAAATGAAGTACACCGTCAAATTTTTCACCATTTGAAAATTTACACCGTAAATACGACGGTCTTTTTCGACGTTTAAAATAAAAGTTTGGAAATTTCATTTTAAACACCTCAATTCTGTGCGTACCAAGTGCCGTTATAAAATACGTAAATTGTACTTGTATCAACTTCAAGTAATGTCGATCCGTTTACAATACCTTCTGTTGTCTTTTCTTCGCTGCTTAAACAAATGTAATCTGTTGCATAACTTGTATAATCAACTCTTGTCATTCTGTCGCACCTCCCGTGTTATTCGTATTGTTTCCAACTTGATAACTTGACGCAATATTTACATTCACGTAATTAAGTGATTGCATTCTTACACCTTCAAGTTCCTTTACTGGTTTTAATCCCAGTGCGGTACGTTTTTCATTTTCGTACAAACCGCCACTGTCACCCAGCAACCGCACCAATTCCAAACGTTGGTCCATTGATAAAAATATCAATTCTTCCGGGTAAAACTGTATTTTATTTCCGTATGAACGTTCGCGGTCTGTAAATAATGTTTTGGTAAATGCCTGTGACATTGAAATAATAATCGGTTCCAACGTCTTCTGATAAAACGCCTCATATTGTGCCGTTGTATAATCACCCTGTAAGATACAAAGCGGTACACCATAATGACGCAAAATTTTATCATCAATAAACTTTAATGTGTCCGCGTCAACAATCTGTGTGTTGCGTCCAATCGGTATAAATTCGCCTTTAAGGTCAAGCGGTAAAAATCCGCTTTCACTGTTTGTTAATTTGCGTTCAAGTTCTTTTAAATTCGCTTCGGTTTTACCTTCATCAACAAAGGTATTGTATTTAATAACACCGTTAACCGCATAACTTGCCCGCATAGCCTTTGCCACGCCTTCAAGTAAGTTTTTATTTAACTGTAAGGTCTGTAATAATGCGTCGTTGTCCGGTTGTCCGTGTTCATTACCGCCCATATATTCATTTACTGAATACTTTGATCTGATATGTATTACATCGTCGTATTTAATAACGGTTTCGTAACCATTTGCAAAACGGAATTTAACAAATAATTTGTTGCTTGCGTCCTGTATAAAATCAACTTGTGACGGCTGCACCGGATATAAACTTTTATAAACCCTTTTTTTCGTTCCGTCGTCGTTTGTGTATTCGTAATACACCGGAATAATGAACGAATTACAATTAAACAGTAATTGCCACGTTATTTTTTCGATAAAATCACTTTGTGTCATTATCTCGTTTGGATTTTCCAACACGGTCTGTAAATTACCATTGACCGGTGTAACGTCCATACCGATTTTTTTAATGTGACATATCTGTAATTTTTTCATTTCCTGTACAATGCAGCTTAACGCCTGTTGTACCACGTCCGACGCGTAAATATTTTGACCAAATTGTGAATATAAAGGGGTATAACCGTTTAACGTGTCCGCGTAAATTGTGCTTTTTGTGTCTTTTTTAAACAATTTACTCAACCAACCCATTTATTTACCACCTCCCAGCATTTGTTTTAAATCACTTCTGTACCTTCTGTACATTTCATATAAACTAACAAGCGTTACCGCTCCGTCAATCTTCTTTGAATTTTCTGTTTTTACTAAAATTGACTGTCTTAAATCGTTTACTTTAAGACAAGCATTTTTTAAACACCAACGGTCAACCGGATTTTCGTTATAATTTATCAATTGACTTTTAAAATCCGCTTCAGTAAGTAAAATTGCGTTATTTAAGGTCTGTGCATTCTGCAAAACCATTTCAACGTCGCCGTTTTCACCCTTATACCAGCCGTAATCTTCCATACGTTTTAACCAGTCTTTTGCAAAACGTTGGTCATAACCACATTTGTAAAGTTTTATACCGTATTCAAGAAACAAAGTTTTATAAAACCAGTCTGCAACGATTGATAAATCAATGTCGTTACCTTCGCAAACGGTAATATAACCGTCTTTCGCCCATTCTTTATACTTTGCCCCGGCTGCGTGATCGTCGTTTTCGACTTCCAGTTTGCTTTGTGGTATAAAATAACGTGTTAAAATGTACTTTGTATTGTCGTCCGGTCTTAAAATTAAGGCTTTTGCACAACACAAGTCCGTTGTTTCTGACAAATCGACGTGTCCAAGTGCAAAACTACCGCGTAAATCCTCAACGTTATACGTTGCATTGTATGTATAATCGTCTAAATTCAACCAACTTTCGGTACCGTTTTGTTTAAAATTAAAATCTTTGGACAAAACAAATATTCTGTCACTTTTTCGTTTACGTGCAAGGTCAATTTGTTCGTCTAAATAGTCCCATTTTTTAACAATTCCCAACGTTGGGTTACTTTTTACCCAACTTGCACGGTTTGTAAATACTTCCTGTTCGCTGTCTTGCGTATATAACCACGGCAAATAACGTTGTGCCGATATACTATCGTCCTCACCTTTTATAATTGCCCTTGCCGTTTTCAATTCTTCATCAAGAAAACCGTCAACAACAAAACCTTCCGTCGTAATCATTATTAATTTTGGGTTGTCTTTCAAACTTTGCGACTGTTCAATTGACTTAACAATGACGTTATTTTGCATTTCGTGTACTTCGTCCACAATGGCCCAGTCAATGTTACGCCCTTCTTTGTTACGCGTACGGTCTGACAATTTGAATATTTTTGTATTTGTAACCTTATTCAATATAAAACGTTGGTTGCGTTTGGTGTCCAAGTCGTTTGGATCAATCATATTTCGCATTGTGTCCATTGCGTCAAACGTCAAACTTGCTTGTTGGTCATCGTTTGAACTACAAACCAAGTCGGCACCGTCATTACCACACTGGAATTCTGCAAGACCGATACCGCTGCACGTTTCCGACTTTGTGTTTTTACGGGCAATCAATAACAGTATTTTTTTAAATCTGTCTATCATTGCCCCGGTGTCCGCATAGGACCGTGACATTTTAAAACTGTACATACTTTCAATAAATGCCTTTTGCCATAACATTAATATCATCGGTTTACCGTAAAACGGTGATTTTGTTAACTTAACGCAATTTTCCATAAAATCCATACGTAAATTTGCGTCGTCAGTATTGTAAAAATATTCGTCGTTATGGAATAAATCATCAACCAAGTTTTCCAACTCTTGATACAATTCTTGACCGACCAATATTTTACCGGCGTCAATCTCACCTTTATATTTAAGTAAGTTGGAATTGTCCGGTGTCCATATTTTACGTTCAGTAATGAGCATATCAACCGCCCAACCCTTCCATTTTACGTTTAACCCACTTACGCAACGGACTTTCTTCGTCGTCAATGTCCTGTCCGGTTGCTTTTGCTATGACTTTTAAGCAATTTATATATTGTTGTAACAATTCTTTATACTGTTTCGCTGCCGGTGTAGTCTTTTGTAAGTTGTTGTTATTAGGGTTTACGGATATAAACGGCAATTTTCGTAACTCGTTTAACTGATTTTCAATAAAAATTACTTCATCAACCAAGTTTTTAAGCAAAACGTTGTTGTCGTTTTCACCGGTTCCGTTATTTATAATTTTTTGAAGTTCTTTTAATCTGTCTGCCAAATTATCACCAAATTTTCAATTATAAAAATCTCGTTTTTTCCTTTTCTGTGAAAATTAAGCCCCCTCCAACAGTTACCCACAATAAAATTTTTACGCGACTGTGGGGGTGTACTTGTTCCACCAATCCAAAATATATTTTTTCCATTCTTCATTTTGTCGGCGGTCTGTATCTTCCAGCGTTTCAAATCTTTTTAAACATTCATCAAGTGTACAATCAATATATACTTCTTCGGCTCCAAGTTCCTTACACAATCGTTCACGTTCACCAATAAGCGGATAACCGCCAATTATATAAGCATTAACCCATTTACCACGCCTGTACTTAATGTCTTCAAGTAACCTATCACGTACACCAAATACAACACTTTTCAAGCGGTTCGGTTTTATGTATCTATCGCAACCACTTACACACTGCCATATACTATCAATGTCAAGTATTAAGTCACCTTCATTACATACACCATTAACCCACGACGTTTTACCACTCAACGGACTACCATACACCAAGTACACACCGCGTTTACTGTAACCAAACTTATTGTGTATAAGGTTATGGCACTTATGATGTACCAACTGTATGTTGTCCGGGTTCAATGATATACTCACATCGTTAACGTTTTCTTCCGTCAAGTATTCTATATGGTGACATATGCAATCGTACGCCGTAACAATAGGTTTACCGCAATACTCACATACAATAAAACCTTCAGCGTTCAGACGTTCAGCACGTATTAACTGCGTTAACTTTATCCACGGTTTACTTTGATAAAACGTTGTTAAATCAAACATATTAAACCTTTGATTTTATAAACATTAATTTTGCTCCAAATGACACACCGGAATATAACTCATAATAATTGTCTTCCAATTTAATACTTGCTATGTCACTTCCGATGTATGGTATAGGAAATGTATTATTTTTGTTAAACCCTTCCGGGTAATCAAATTGATGTTTACCAGCTCGCAATGTACCGTGGTCAACAATTGCAAACATTTTATTTGCACGGTCAACGCTTAACACTTCAACTTTACATTTACCGTCGGCACAAACGCCGTATACTTTTGTATGTGCGTCGCAATTGTATATACGTGTGTTTTCTTCAACAAGTATATTTTCGTGTGTGTCCGTAACCTTAACAAAATAAATATAATCTTTTGTAAATACTTCACCGTTTACATTATCGAAAACGTGTGTCGTACTTTCACCGGTGCATTTGTCAACCATACGCAAAAATACAACTTCATTGTCTTTATTTTCAAAATAACAAAATGTTGTATAACCTTCTTCGTAATAATCGTTAGCAACTTTTACACCATTCTTTGTATATTCAAAAATCATTGTTTACACCTTCTTTAAATTCTCAACGTTTACCGGTGCAGTAACTACACCATTAACACCAATTACAACGCGTTTACCACTTGTCTGTATTACGTCATATACTGCGTGCCAAACCTTAAAAGGTTTACCGGTATCGTAATTGATATTTTTAAGGACCTTTACTTTATCGCCCTTTTTTAAATCAACACCGCGTACCAATCTGTTAACGGCGTTTTGTACTTCGTCGTAATCGTAACCAGCTGCAATCAATTTGTTTTTTCTTTCAACGCCGTTACCCCATTTGCCGCCCAATACTTCTTTTGCAACCACATCAACCGCACCGTTAACAGTTTCGGTTTTTACAGTTTCGGTTTTTACACCTTCCGCGTCATATTTCGGTGCAGCATAACCGCGTATACCTTTTGCGTTAACTGCAATTACACGTGGACCAACTGCATTATTTACATTACCTTCAATGACATAAATGTTTTTTTCAATAACCTTTTCGACAATACCGACGTGATCCGTATAACCTACGTTGTCACCCTTGCCGTTGTCGTCCCAGTCATAAAAAATAATTTCGCCCGGTGTCGGTGTTCTGTTTTCGTTCTCAATCCATACACCAAGTTTTTTAAACTTTTTAATCATTTCTTCACAACCGCATTCAGTCGGTATAATATCGGTATAACCTAATTTAATTGAAACGGCTGAAACAAACGTTGCACACCACGCGTCGGTGTATTTAACTTTATAACTTCTTGCCAACGGTTTATGTGTGTTGTAAATATCAATAATACTTTTATGTGTTCCGTCGTATTCGTTTTTACCTAACCAGCTTTTTGCCAGTTCAATAACTTTGCTTGCGTATTTACCCATAACGTTTTTACCTCCTGTTTACCATTGTTCGGTAAATGCTCCCTTGCTTTTACCCAATAGTTCAGACGCCCTTAATCTGTCACTTGTTTTATACCCACTGCATTTAATTATTTGCGTCCAAAATTCTTGTAAGTCTGCCAGTTCCATAATGTCGCGTACATTGTCCGTATTACTTCTTAAATATTCAATGTAATTTTGTACGTCTTCACGTGCAACTATTTTATAGGCGTTGCCCCTTGCGTACTTCTTTGAATACCCCGCTTCAATAACACTTTGTTCAGCATTACCGCAACATTTACCAACATAATTTAATGCCACTAATTTTAACTGTGGTTTAATTTTCGGTTCATTCATTTAACCACCTTCATTTGTGATAACCTTCTAAATCCTTAATTCTATGATTTACAACATCAATTTTTTCTTCAAAAACCGCTTCGTTTTGTTCCAACTTATAAACACGTTCAATAACACGATTGTGTTTTTCAACTTGTGTTTTCAATTCGTCTATTTTATACGCTTGCAATTCGTTTTGTGTTTTCAATTCGTTTTTTATATTTTCAAGTTGCTTTTCATTCTGTTTGTCCATTTCAACGGACAACTTTTTACTTTGTGTAAAATTGTTAACTAAACACACCGCCAACGTAACCCCGCCACTTATTAAGGCAACAACAATTGTATCTGACATTTCGCCACCGCCTTACT